CATCAGTCGTGAAGGCATTAATGCCATCTCCTACTTCTGCTAGTGTATCGCCAACAGCAATTGTATCTCCAACTACTGAGATGTTTGAACCACTAACAGAATAAATCTCAACAGACTTTCCGCTGTTGAAAGTTAGTGTAGTTCCTACAACTGTGCCAGCGTTAGGTGTTTGATCGAAAGTTAGAACTTGATCAGCACCACGATCAACAATAACAACGCGAAGGTTGTTACCATCAGCACCAGCGTAACGAGCAATAAACTTCTCTGTGCTTACTCCAGCATCAAATGCATCTTTATCTGCAACCAGAACGCCAGATCCAGATTTTGTTGCGTTTAGAACTCCAGTTGTTGCTCTAACAACTGCGAGTTGTCCACCGTAACGGAGGAACTCGGAAGCAACCAACCAATCAGCAGCATTTGCCTCAGCTGGTGTTCCGAAAGTATCAATCAGTTCTCTCTCAGAATCGATTGGTGTAATTTTGCCTACTGGTCCAGTGCGGAAAGAAGAAGCGATAGCAGCAACAATTGCCTGTGCTCCTACAACAACCGCATTGGATAAATCACTTTCTCTAATAACAACACCAGGCGAGACTTGACTTGCCATGTTTTTACCTCTTAGATATCAAATTTATCTGTAAGTATTTAGATTTTTGGCGGTTTCAGAGGTGGTGAACTGTGCATGAACTACCAATCTGGATATTTCCAATCAACAAAAGGATCTCTCTTTTTTCTAGATTCCATAACTCTTTTTACTGTACATTCTTTGCATTCGTATGCATATGCTGACGGCAGACCTTTTTTCTTTTTTCTGGTAATATAAAAATCTTCTAAGAGATCTTTTGTTTCTCCACAGACTCTACACACTCTTTCTCTGAATAGTAAGTGCTCTAGTGAAAATTGATCTCCAATATCCATCAGTAGTTCCACATGTAACTTACTTCTTCTTGTGTATTTCCATACTCCCAGAGGTTTCCATCTGCATCAATGAAGGTGTCATCACCCATGCCATCATCAATAAACCCAAAAGGAGCCATGTCTTGCTCAATCTGATTTCGTTGCTCTTCATATATTCTTCTCCTAACGTCTTGGTCTGTCATTTCTTTGAAATATTCTTGCATGACTAACCATGCAAAGAGAACCATACACATTACAAGGTCATCATGGTATCCTTCATCTGCTTCCCATGCTTGTTTCTTCTGAACAAATGTGGTAAGTTCTTGAAAGATCTGGAAGTCATTAAAAATTAGCTTGTCTTCTTCAATAATTGCTTTGAGATTAGCGCAACCAATCTTCTTGACGGTCACGCTCATCTTCACACCTAGTTGTGTTTTGTTTCCTGAGAATCCTTGTCCGACAATCTGACCCGCTCTGCCACGCATAGCACACATAAGGACGTTAGGATACTCAAGATCGTAATTGAGAGTTGCAGCAATACTATCACCGATATCATTGACTTCTACCAAAACGTATGGATTATTATATTCTTTACAGACTTGAAAAATTACTGAGGGAAACAGTACAGGTTTAATCTCATTATTTCTGTACTTTGCAACGATCTTATACGGCATCGTGGTGATATCAAACACGATAAAAGCAGAGTAGTCGCCACCAATTCCCCTGGCAACATCAACAGTAACAATATATTCGTGATCGTTCTGCACTCTCTCATACACGTCAAGTCCTGCATTGCTCTGTATAGGGTCTGCGAAAGGAATATTTTGTAATTTAGACGGACTGATAAGTGTATCTGCTGAACCCAAGAAGTCGCACTCAAATTCCTGTGCGAACTGCCGTGGTGATGTATTCTTGATTGTTTCTTCTTTCCACTTGGCATCTCTACCAGGAACTTGAGACCAGTGAACTTCGTTAGTAACATATCCATTCTTACCTCGCCTTGCATCTTCCCACATCTTATAGAAGTGGTTCATGCCATTAGGCGTTGAGATGATAATTACTTTCGTGCTTTTACCAGAAGTAATAGTAGGATACACAGAGGCAAAGAATTGCTCTGCAACATGGTTTGGAACGAATGCAAATTCATCAAGGAAGAGGATGTTGAACGACATACCTCGGACAGCACTTGCAGACGTAGAAGCAGCCAAAATCTTTGATCCATTTTCTAACTCCACATTACCTTTGTTCCATACCAATACACCATGCTGCATCCACTTTGGCAAATTTTCATAAGCAAGTTGTAACCTGCTTAGAAGTTCCCTGGCAGTAGATGCTTTGTTTGCAAGAATACCAATGTTAACGCTATCATAAAAAATTGCATAATATAATAGATAAGCAACCACCGTGGTAGACTTACCTGTTTGTCTTGGCAGCTTTGCGATGTTGAATCTGTTTTCATGAAAGTCTTCCAGAATTTTTCTCTGAAAATCATACATCTCAAAGGGAACTAAACCCTCGTCCAGAGAAATGATTTTGATATAATTCATAGCAAAATAGACGGGATCATTCTTACACTTGATCCACTCGTCAATCTGCTTTTTTGTAAAATTTATTGGGGTTCCAGCCTTCTTTAGGTTCGGGTTCCCCAAGTATACATCGTTAGTTGCCAAAACAAAACCAGTTCACTACTGATATTTAGTCTTTAGGGAAGTCTCCTTCCAGTTCAGTCAATCTTTTCTCCCAAGTAATACCACCATCTTGTCCTCTACATGGATTGATACAAGTATCATCTCCCAACTTATTGCAGACTAACCCAGCAAGATCAAGTTCATTTCCTGGTTTATTTGTGCCAGTCCAATAGTGTTGCCCGTCAATCCACATAGCGCCACACTTCTGGCAAGTCTTGGTATTCATTTATTATACTCCTTGAGGAACTTTTCAAAGTTGGTTGTATCCTTAATAAGTTGTCTCTTAAGTTTCCAACCCATCCACTTCATCTGAAGTCTGACAAACGCATAACGCACTTGTAGATCAGCGAAGGCAAAGAGTTTCATTGTTTCCTCATATCCTGCATAGGCAATTAAAATACCTACGAATACCAGAACAAAGTAAAATCCTAACATATTGTAACTCTCTGCTACACAACATTATAAGCTATGTAGCAAAAAATAGTGTTACAATAGGCTACAATTTGATAACGATTGCTTTACATACTGATAATATAATAATTACTCAACGAGAGTTCCTAACTTCCTGCGTATCTCACGAAGTTCTTCAAAATCTTTTTTCTTTGTCCCCCCATCGTATTCCCACGCTAGACCTTCTGCAATCATTTGTTCGTTGAGAGAGACTTCTGCGTCCCCGATGTATAACCATCCGAGAAGTCTGCCATATTTACCAACACCCCCAACCAACTCAGTCCTAATAACGAGATCATCATCACCAGCAATCGCACCCTGTAGTTTCTCTTCAAGCCAGTGTGTTGCGTCATATCCCAGTGCCTTCTCTTCTTCGTCTCTAGTGCGTTTCTCTGGAGTATCTACACCAGCAACCCTTACACGTTCTTTCTTGTATAGATCAAATCCTAGATCAATGGTGACATCAATAGTGTCACCATCAAGGACTCTGTTGATCTCTACCACTCTGAAGTTGTAGCAGCTCTTCCTGCTCGGGGGAATCATGGCACCCATATTCGTTCTTATCAATTCTTAGTATATAGTAAATGACCCATACAACCATACACAAAAGGAGCATGATACTAAGTATCACACTCCATACAGGGTCGTTTACGTCATTTAGTGGTCTTAGTATGAGGTTCATGACTGAATGGTTCCCAGTGTTCCCAACCATACTTATGTATCGCCCATATACCAGCAATAGGAACTGCTATCAATAATGTTGCTAATATTCCAAGTCCTATAGGACTTTCCATTGTGTGTCTTATGAATATAACCATTATTCAAAAAGCGAAACTACAAACAAAAATACTCCAAACATACACATGAAAATAAGTATGTTTAATTGAACTGCGACCTCATGTCCCATAGTCTTCTAAAGTAAATGTCTACTTCATTCAACCCTTCAAGTGGAGGTGGCATAGTTTGTTCTGCCCATGCCAAACAGAAGTCAATCATATCTGATGTGACTTTATCAACACCAAACATTCTGGAAAAAGATGATGCTGCGAAATGAAACCGCCTCTTAGTGTGCGGTGCCATTTCCCTTATAATCTTCGGATTCATAGTAATGTCCCTTCTTAGAACCGAAATAAATTGTAGTAAAAACAAAAGGCACTGCTACAATAGCAAGTGCCCACCCAAGTAAGTGTTCCATTATTCCTCGTCACAATTTTCTTCTTGGTAGTATCTCAACTTTTTGACTAAATGCTCATACTCGCCCCACATGT